TCAGACGGACCGCTTTGCGTCAAGCGCCTTGACTTCCTCGACGGTCAACCCTTGAGCTTCGGCAATTTCCTCATAGGACAACTTGCCGCCTAAGAGCAACCGCTTGGCCGCCTCAAGTGCATTTGCCCGCATGCCTTCTTCTCTCACTTCTTCAAAAGCTCTGCACATAGTTGCCACTCCTTTCGTGTCCTCTTTGAAATAGCGTACCCGCTGCGCCAGTACCGGATAATTCATATCATCCGGGTTTGTGCAGGTAAAATCCTGCATCAAACGGCCCAGTTTGGTATCATCCTTGATTTGAGAGTTCACATAAATAATATGTGCTCCATCTCCGAACGGCATTCCCGTTTCTTGGATTGTCCGTTCGATATGATAAATCGGGAGACCGGCTTTCAAAATATCATTTTCAGTGATAAATATCACATAGGTTTCATATAGTTGGTCGTAACGATCACCCGGCTCCGTAATATTGGCATCCATCAAACCGCTGTTGTAACGAGCTCGTCTGACCTCTGCACCGCGGTCGTTGCGCTGGATCTCAATGTTATAGGCTTTATTCTGCTCATCCACGGCTAGAATATCCAAGCGGGCCGAGCGACCTTGAATATTATTCAAGCCGTATTGACTGTGAACTTCACGAATTGTCAGGTCATCACGGTCTAAAATCACCTGAAGCAGAAACTCCGAACACTCTTTATCTTCAAAAACTTTCGTCATAAAGTTATCGTCGATAAGGCGAAGATTCTGAATCCGATGCAGATACTCTTCATGCTTCCGCTCAAAGTCCAACTCCTGCGGCGTCTTATTCTCTCCCATCGGCTCACCTACTTTTATATAACACTTGAATGAATCATTTGTCACATAAAGAATACCACAAAACCGCACTTTTTTCAAGGTGGCACAAAATTCACCCCGGCGGACCATCAAATGCTCCATTCAACTGCCATATACATTATTATAATACATTTGTTTCATACAAATGTCACGCAACAGAAAAAGGACGACCCGAAAGCCGCCCTTTCCCTTATATACCGACTTTTGATTCCGTCGCGGGTTTCTCAAAGCCAGTACGATTCCTTACCCTTGGTTCAGGATTTGGAACACGTACAAGTATTTCGTCCGGTTCGCAATCCAGCGCTTCGCAGATGAGGTCCAAATGATTCAGATTCATTCTCTCTGCAATTTCGTTGTAGTAATCACTGATTGTAGTCGGCCGAATGCCTGTAGCGCGTGCCAGATCTGCTTGCGTCCATTTCAGCTCGCCTAGCTTCTTGGACAGTAAAATTCTAATCATATACTCGCTCGCTCCTTACAATAAAAGATATTCTTTTCTTCTGGAAAAATCAGGGGATTGTTAGATTATCACGAATTTTGTGATTCTTTATTGCATAAAAAGCAAAAAACACCCCCGTCACCTGTTTCGACTTTTCATCTGACAGGTGACGGGGGTGTTGTCATTTGTTCCGAGTATTCAGTTCAGCAAGCTGCCGCTGGTCTGATTCTCTGTACCGTTCATCCACGCCTTCCAAATGGGAGAGACAGCGTTTCAGCTCTCCGTTCCAGTAAATCTGCCCAGTTTCCGTTTCCATCCGCTCAATGCCGGCACAAATGCAGGATAGCAGGTCGAATGTAGCCTTACGGCTGTCCATCTGCAAAATATACCGTTCACGGCGTTGTTCATCTTCCTTTTCGCGCTTCTTTGCCGCACGGTCCGCCGCGCCCTTGATAAGAAGCTGATTCACGGCAAAGGAAATCGCGCCGCCCAAAACAGTTCCTAAGAACGCCAGCGCCGCCAAGATCCACGCCGGAACGGTGACAGTAAACACTTCGGCTGTTCCTGCAAGCACCTGTATCCTCCTTTCAGTCGTCGGTGAGTGTCAGCAATTCGATCCATCTCGTGACGGGGAGACGGTCTAAGAGCCATTCCACGCACCGTTTAAGCATCCTTCAGCACCTCCAGCCCTGCCTTGGCTGCATTAAAGGTCATCTGCACCACTTTCTGAATCATGCTGTCCGTAACCAGAAAGCGCAGGGGAGCGGGAACCTTTGCGCGCAGCCACGACACGACAACCGCCAAACGGGCTTCGCCCAGCTTGGTGCCGACGAACTCTTTTTCAGCTTTGGTGATGGCCTCAATCGCCCATTCGGCCAGCAGTGCTTTGTACCCCAAACGAATCATGCAGGCCGCAACAACGACCAGCGCCACGGCCATAATGGCAACCGTAATGATAGTAGCAGTATTCATACCTTATCCCCTTTCTCAAAACAGCTTGGAAAGCGCCGCCTTTGTCTGCGTTCCAACGATACCATCCGCAGTCAGGCCGTGCGCCGTCTGGAATTCTTTGACGGCCTTTTCAGTGTTTGCACCAAAGACGCCGTCTTGGTTGATGCCCAGCGCCCCTTGAAGCGCGGAATTATACAGCCGCTGCGGATAACCGCTGGTCGGCTTTATCAGATTTCCGGGGCCGAAGATTTCAGCCGCCCAGTTAGACGTATACGATGCCGAACCGGGCATGTTGGGGATTCCTGCATAATGATACACCGACACATAGCCCGTTTTAATGTCGTTGATACGGATTTCCCAGTGCAGGTGACTTCCGGTGCTGTGTCCCGTACTTCCCTCAACGCCGATCAGGTCACCCGGCTTCAGCTTTTGACCTGCGGCCACATTGATTTGCGACAGATGCCCAAAGTACATATAGTAGTTCGTGCACCCCACCCTAAGCACAACGCGCTGACCAAAACCCTTTTTGGGGAGCGTTGCACACTCCCATCCAGCACGAATAACCGTACCGTATACAGGAGAGTAAATGTGCTTGTCTCCGATGCCCACGAGGTCATAGCCTTGGTGATATGTGCCATCCGACCTCAGATGCCTATACGCTTGCGATACTCTGAAAGTGTTCTTATACGGGGAAATCAAAATCAATCCACCTCCATTTCAAACAAAAAAGCCGTGCTGACCATCAGCACGGCTTCTCTCAACACTTTATAGCATCGTATTCGGCTTGCAGGATTGCTCTCTGCTCACCATAATTTTCCGGCTCTTCTCCTGTCTCAACTGAAATATCCTCCCAGCAATCCAGAAGATGAACCGCAGATGCCAATAGAGCTTCGAGCTTTTGTTCTCGGCTCAATCAAAGCACCTTCCCGTCAGGACTCTTTCGGACGCGGGCCGCAGATGCGGAGTGCCTGAGCTTTCGTCAGTTCGCCCTCATCCACTTTTTCCCATACGCCAACGGCGGTGATTTTCTTCATGCGATACATGGTGCGATAAAATTGCTCCTTGCCCATTACAGCTCACCTCCCATGAACATGGTTTCCAGCACGCTCACTCGCTCTTCCAGAGAGGGCGCAGCGTCATCGGCAGTCGTCCACGCTTCTGCATAGACCCACCAATCATCAGCTGCAGCCGTGATGCTCTCTTCGGTCTCCTCCGTATAATCAGCGCCCAACTTACAAAGCGCCGTGGTGCATTCCCACGAAATGCCGCCTTGTTCCCCTTCAGGAGCCTCATTCTGCACTTCGTGAGCGTCTTTGCGCAGATACAGCCACGCTGTGCCATCCGGCAATTTTTCCAGCGTCACTGCCTGCGGATTATGGTCCAAATTCTCAGTAAAAATCATGCTGCCAACCTCTCTTTCAATGCTCTTCTTTGAGCTGTTACGCGAACAGACAGCTTTGCGGCCTTAAACAGCTTCTGTTGCTTCAACGTCTCCATGACTGCGCGAGATTTTGTCCAGTCAAAGTAGCCGTTATAACTCACCAGCTTATACGACCTCCAAACCGGGATATATCCCTGCCGCACAACATCCTCTTTTGCTCTTAGGTACTGCCGCCGTGCTCTCAGGAAGATTCTAGGGCGTATCGTGGTGTAGGTACGGTGCATCACATAGCCAGCCATATCCAAACCCGGACACCCTTTCGCCGCTCCTGTCAGGTGTCGGCGCTGATGTTCTTCAGTCGCGCTTAGAAAATCCACCCGAACCCACTCGGTTTTTATGGTCAGCCCAAGTTCAGCCAGCGCCCACTTAGTCAATTTCCGGGCCGCACTTTGTATATCGGCCCATCGTCGCCCAAGTAGAACAAGGTCGTCCATATAGCTGCCGCTGCGGGTCACAAACGGCGTAGATGCTCCGCGGCGAGTCTTTGCATAGCTTAACACCTTTACCAGCATATAGCTGGCAACAAGGTTGAAAAGCCACGCTTCGAGGTATCCGCCAATGAGCAGTCCCTCGCCCGGTGCCATCGCCAGCAAGCAGTTGATGACCGCCAGCAACCATGTCGCACCCGGAATCTCACGCCGCAGAATATCCATCACGACAGCCTGTTTCGTATGGGCATACGCTCCCTGCACATCCAGCTTGACTGCGTGTTGAATTCCAAGGCTTTTCCTGCGAAGCCAACGCTCAACCTGACGTTTTAGAGCAATCTGCCCCTTTCCGGGGATGCTGGCGAATTGATACGGAAGCAATTTTGCGCGAAGCAGCGGCCGCAGTCCAATCACCGCCAAATGTCCAAAGGCTTGGTGCATCGGGCAGCAGTTGGACAGCTCGCGCCGTTTCATGCTGATCCCATCAATTCGATAAAATACGCTCACAGGTTCAAGGTCGAGGTCGTCCGTCTCGCCTTCCACAAGGTCTTCCACGCGTTGTTCCATTTCGAGAGCAATGCTGTTCACTACTTCCAAACGCGGATTCCAGTTGTTTAACCGGGCGGCGCGCGATAATTCTGCACGGCTCACACCTCCATATTTCTCCACCGTGGCGAGGTAATCCCGGCGGAACCATTTTTTATCAAACGCTTCAAGGACAGCCTGCTCACACATTGCGTGCGTGAGCTGTAAGAACCTCTTTGTTTTCATATCCTTAAAGCCTCCAAACTTGCTGATGTTCAACGACTTTCGGTTGCCGTCCCCGGCCTTAAATCAGGTAGAACGGATTTCTACTACTCGCCGCCACGCAGTCCAAAAAACTGCGGCCACGCTCTCACCAATGCGTCCGTATCTCTCGAAACGCTCAGCTGCATGGTGTCGGTATAACATGATCTTAGTGGTCAAGCCACAGGCGCAATGAAACGCTTATGCCCTTTTGAGGGCTATTTTATCATCAGCATGCCGGGGGCACACCGTTCCAGTTCGCCGTGCCGGGGCCATTGTTGCCATTCGCGCAAGGCAGGCCGCAGTTAGCACCGTCATCCAGGTTGCCACCGCGCCAAGGGGCGTACACGCCCGCCGAACTGGGCGAATTGAACGCAGCCACACGCCGCTTCATTGCTCCAAAAACAATCGGCTTGTGGCGATGGTAAACCATCGCCACAAGCAGGAGAAATCGTCTACGGGGGTTTCAGGGGGTTACACCCCCTCTATGTGCCTACGGCACATATTCACCCTCTCTTTTTGCCCGATCCAGCAAGCCGGGGCACACCGCACCAGTGCGCCGTGCCGGGGCCATAGTTGCCAAGCGCGCAAGGCAGGCCGCAGTTAGCACCGTCATCCAGGCCGCCACCGCGCCAAGGGGCGCACACGCCCGCCGAACCGGGCGAAAAGAACGCAGCCCGTACATAGGTGGAGCCACTGCCATTGAACTTTTCGTACATCATAGCTTCCGCGCCCAGCTTGCCCAGCTTGCGGATATAATGCCACGACCAAGTCGCCTTGTCGTTCAGGTCGAAGGAGCCAGTCTGGGCATAATCCGAAGAAATAGAACCAACCTGCTTTTCACCGCTCTTGCAGGAAAACACATCGTAATGCCAATGGTCATCATCGACGAGGCTTGCTTTCCACAGAGGGTCAAGCTGCTCGACGTATGCACCGATCTGCATCTCGATGCCCGCCACACGGTACGGATATTTGCCGTTTGTCAGATTGCCACGGCATCCATCACTGTGACCCTGAACCCCCTCAGTCGTGCCGGACTCCCATGGCATAGTGGAAACCAGCATTGTGGTTGTGGTGTCAATGGGAGCATCCAGCTCAAGGTTCAGAGCCACATACTCGGTATCGTTCACGGTCACATTGGTAATGCTGGAAATCTTGGCCCAGTTGAAAATATCGTGGTTATAGGCCAAATTGCGGTCTGCTCCTGTATTCTTGCTACGCTCACCCATGCACACAGCAGAACCCACGAGGAAGTTTGCGCCCTGCGCTTTCGTCACGAGCACTCGCTTTACTCCAGTTTCTGCCACCGCCGGGGTATACTGGTAACTGTAGGAAGTGCATCCCTCCAGCTTGCCACTGTTACTCGTCGTCCAATGGCGCAGCCGCCACTGAGCCAAAACATACTGCTGGTCGCAGTCAGTCCACAAGGCATCATAAGCCGTGATTTTACGAGCCAGAGTGATGGCATCGTTGGCGCTTGTCCACGGCATCGGGGGCAGTCCGGCGCCGCTGGTCATGCCGCCCTTGGAATTTTTACCGCCATGGAACGCAGGGTGCCATGTCAGCCAGCGGCGGCTCTTGTCCGGGGCTACATCACCAGCCATAGGTTCATAGCCACCGCCGGAGAAGGTACGCCAACTGTTATAGATATAGGTGCCGTCCTCCCATTCTTTCATGGTCAACGCCAGCGCAAAGCAGTAGACGGGAGCCGTCTCGCCCGAAAGGTCAAACTCTGCTTCGCCCTCCAGCGCCAGCACATTCATGGTGCCATCTTCCAGAGAAAGCGCATTCGCACGGATATACCATGTAAACGGGTCTTCCTCAGACCAATCCGCTGTCTCAGGGCTTGTATCCGTCAGGAGCGGCGCAGCTTCACGGCCGTCCGCCAAGTCATCCAGCGGAGTGCCTGTATAGTCGCTACTCACATCATCGCCGTAAAAGCGCACGGTGTAGGTTTTGCCTTTTGTATACTTGGCCAGCATCTTGGCGAAACGCTCCAAGCGCTGGTATTTTGTCGCGCCGTTTCCGGTAGACAGTGGCCACCAATTCCAGAACACCTCACTCGTGTTCTGACCATCCAACAGGCCATCGAAGATTGCGTCAACGAACTCAGCACCAGCATTACCGGCAGCTATGCCAGTCAGAATGTCGTTTTGCCTTTTTAATTGCTCGATTGCTTCCTTTGCCGATTCATCCGTCACCGGATGACCAACAAAATCCCAACCGTCCATTGCTCGTTCCCCTTTCCATTGCCGATTATATCAACAAAACATCTGTTCGTATCATTTTTGTTAGATTATAACCATTTATGTTATAGATTTTTTCGCAAACAGCGAAAAACGGCCCTCATCATCGATTCCAAAAGCGAATGACAGCATTGACAGAGCTTTCTTTGCTTCTGCAGCTGCTTTAATAGCCGTTTCACTGCTTTCTTTTGATAACTCTGCATTTTTTTCGGTCCTTATTGCCAGTTCAGATGATTCTGCCGCTTTTTCTGTTGCCGCTCTCTCCGAACTTGCGGCGGCAAGGCTGGATTCGGAGGCACTATTGGCAGCGTCTTCTGCAGCACGTTTTGATTCAAGAGCCTCTCTAGCAGATTTCGACGCTGAATTTGAAAAATCTTTAGCCTCATTCATTGCATCTTTTGAAGCGGCTTCGCTAATAGAGGAAAGTCGTGCGCTCTCAGACGCAGCCTGCTCACTTGCAAGTGCACCTGCCGCACTTTTCGATGCTTCTTCAGCGGATTTGTTTGAAGCTTCTGCTGCTTCTTTCGCATTTTCTGCTTTTTGAGAAGCAACGCCCTCGCTCTCACTGGCTTTTTTCGCGCTTCTATCTGCAGCGAGAGCATTGGCAGCAGATGCTTCTTTATCTTTCTCTGCCTTTTCAGCACTTTTCACCGCTTCATCCCGAAAGTTCTCCGTGTCCTTGCATATAGCCAAAAGTTCTGCAGCACTTTTACTCAAGGCATCCAAAACGCTATCAGAAAGACCGCACATTGCGCGCCACCGATCTTTGCTATCCAGCATATACTGCCTTGCTTCTTCTATGCAGTATGCAACGCTCGTCGGTCGAGCATACTTTCTTACCCGATAAGAAGATCCTGTAGATGTACTCGTCGGCAATGTTTGTATGTCTTCCTTTGTGTCAGCATAGAACATATACCAAGCATCGGTTTCGGTCTCCAACTTGGTATCGGCAATGAGGATTGCCATTGCGCTCCCTCCTTTCAACTAATCCCGACTTCATCAGCAAACTTCATGAGCGCCGCTGTCTCAATGTGCATCAGCTCCGCCCATTTCTCGGCGGGCAGAATCTTCAGCCCATCTTCGGCCGGAAGCCTCACCTCGATTGGGAGACGGTCTCCGATTTCCAGATAACGGCGATTGTGATAGTAACAGCTTGCCAGAACACGCGCTTTGTGCGCCCAACAAATGGCTGTGGAGCGTTTATTGGCCGTACCGAATAATTCATAGTTAAGGCCGCTACACCAGCCACAGCCAGCTGATACAGGGCACTCTAAGCACTCCTGCGGAGATTGAGATGTACGGGTGATGGCATCCAATTCCGCTTTTGCCTGACGCTGGGCATCCGTGGCATACAGTCCATCATAGATGCTGCCGAAACGGACTTTCTGCGATTTTTCCTCGCCAATGGAAATCGGAGCGTACCGAATGCAGGGATAGGCACTCCCATCCGGTGCAAACGACAGCATCGCTCCCGTACCGCCGCAGAAATTATTGTCATCCTTAGCCTGTCCGCCCAAAAGGTCGTCCAGCATCGTAATCGTGACATCCATTCGTCGGGAAATAATGTAGTCAGAGACCATCTGCATCTGTTCATACAGTGTACGGCCATCTTCGGGAGTGTAGACAGGTTCGTAAGCGTAGTTGCAAGCGATTTCCACGCATCCCTCATCCAGCATCATTTTGATGCTGTCGGCAATGTACTGAAAAGATCCCGGAACAAAGGTCATCTTGGACGTAAGCCACCCAAAATCCTTTTTTCCTGCCTGAAATGCCTTCCATGCCAGCGAAAAGCTGCCAATCCCATGCTCATCCACTCTGTACTTGTCATGCAACTCTTGAACGCCGTCAATGCTGACAGTCACAGACATCATCTCATGGTATTTTGCGAACAGGTGCTGCGCCGCCGAAGAAAACCACAACTTGCCATTCGTCGCAAAGCTGATCCTCGTGAACGGCGCAAGCGGAATCTCTCGGCGGTAGCACTCTGAGAACCAGTAGTCGCAGATGTGCTCAATCAGTTCGGCTTCAAGCAATGGCTCTCCGCCAATAAAATCCAGCACAACTGCCCGCGTATTCTGATTTACGAAATCGGACTCATTTTTCTCGTACAGGTCAAGGATGTAATCTACGACCTTTCGCCCGGTCTCGATGCTCATTCGCTCAACGCTCTTGTGGTGCTCATAGCAGTATGAGCACCTGAGATTGCACCCGCTTGTCACTTGGAACGTAATGTTCCGGCAACAGACGCGGTTCTCAGCCGCAGTATCGCGCGCATACAGCCTTTGGACCATGTTTCCATAATCCTCAATTCGCCGTTGCTTCAAGGAGAACGACCTCCTCTCGAACAAAATCAAACCTGTACTGCACACCCGCCGACGTCTGATGGTCAAGATACCGGGAGATTACCATTTCCTGTACCATCTTCAGCTTCATTTGAGCCGCACGGCACAGTTCTGCATAATGGCGGATCACCTTTGCGGTTTCCGGATTTGCATCCGCGTTAAGCTGGCGGCACAGAACCGCCATCAGCGCTTCAAAAGAGCTTGCTTCATAGTAAGCTCGCTCCACCGCTTCGCTTTCCGCCGTGGTCAATTTAATGGCTTTCATATTCTTCTCCTTAGCAGGCATCCATCTTCGGGAGGCGGTCTGCGATCTGACGGTAACGGTCACGAATCTTGTTCATGGTTTTCATGGCGTCAATCAGTTCCCGGAGATTGCCGTTGAAGTCCAGCCGCAGATACTCAGTAAGCACCTGCAAAAGATACCACATCGAAAAAATGTCGGCATCCTCAGTGCAGTTATAGCTTGCCGCGCCTTGAATCGTTTCTGCACATTTCAGATTTTTTGTCACCGGGTTGCCAGAAAAATTGAATGTGCGCGCCGCCAGCCCGATGGACAGAAGATTCTTCCGTTCATCGGGCGCTTCAACCCCGCACGCCTCCAGCGCAGACAGAACCACCGTAGAGCAGTAAACCACCCAATCATCAAAGTCCGTTGCGTCCAGCGCACAGAGGGTACCCGTGTAACCAAGACACCACAACAACTTGTCCTCATTATTCGGCGTTGCCGCAAGCAGGACGCTCCAATCGTCTGCTTCAATGTTCTCTTTTGCAAGCAGCTTCAGAAGCGGAAGATTCCTGAGATAGGATTCTTCCGTTCCTGCATCTGCATTCTGTGCAAAATGAAGCGTTGTCTCCATTTGGATTTCTCCTTTCATCACGATTTGCTCCACAGGAAGCCAGAGCAGCCACTACAACCACCGCTGCAGGATCCGGAGCAGTCATCTGCGCACGTTGAACTGCACCCCGTGCAAAAGACGTCACAGCCGCTTCTGCATTGAGAACCACAGCCTCCAGAACAGCCGCCGGAGCAATGGTTAGAGCAGTCACTTCCGCAGTTGAATGCACAACCAAGGTTCACACAGCTGCCGGAGCAGTCATTCGCACACGTCGAACTGCATTGCTGGATACATTTACTTGAGCAATTATCAGAACAGCTGCTTCCACAGCCGCCCTCACAAGTCGAAGAGCACCCATCACACGAACCATAGCAGCCGCCCGAACATCCGCCGGAGCAGGAACCAGAACAGTTATTTGCGCAATTCTTCGTGCAAGTTGTGTTACAGCCTCCGATGCAACTTCCAGTGCAGCTTCCCGTACAGCTTCCCGTACAGGACCCCGCGCAAGTGCCGGCACAATCATTCGCACACGCCTTTGTGCACGTTCCCGTACACGAACCCGTGCAGGACCCCGTACAGGACCCCGTGCAAGTGCTGGAGCAGTTATTTGCACACGCTCTAGTGCAGGTTCCCGTGCAGGACCCCGTGCACGTTCCCTGGCAGCTTCCCTTGCATCCGCCAGCGCAATCATTGGCGCACGATGCCACGCAAGACCCTGTGCAGCTCCCAGTACAGGAGCCTGTACAGCTCGTGCAAGCCGTATTGCATCCCGTAGAACATAGGCCTGAACAGCGGCCAGCACACCCGCTTGATGTAGCGGTTTCCGGGATTGCGCTCAGCTCACTCAACACCGCCGCTGCTTGACTCAGCCTGCTCGCTGTGATTTGCACCCCATTCCCGGGCGTAGTCGATGTTCCTTTGATTGCATCCAAAGGCTTCGTAATTTTTTGGATGTGCTCGTTTTTGATGTACGCGCCTGCTTTCGGTTGTGTCGAGAAGTCGTATGCAGAGTCGTTATAGCTCGCCATGCTGCCGACGCTCTGCCCTCGCGCTGTTCCCTCCGTTTTCCCGCGTCTCCCTATCTCAGCCTTGAGCAAGGCTTTGATTTCGGAGTAGTCCGAGGGATAGACTTTTTGCCCCCAGTTAGCCATTAAGCACCTCTCACTCTGACTTTAAGCCGACGCTGTTCAGTCAAATTGTCACCCTCAACCGCATAACCAACCACTTTGCACGGGTCAACATATTCACACGGTTTTGCCGCACGGCCAACCCCCGGAATATGGGAAAGCACAATGCAGTCTCCCGTGTTTACCGGGCCAATGACCTTTGTGTGGACACGTCCGGCAAGCGAAACAGGAATAAAACGGGGAAGATTCTTTTTCAAGAAATCCTCCCCATCATTGACCCGCTCTCCGCCGATCAGCATTCCGTATTCGTCCGAATGGATTCCAGCAATCCGGCTCGAAAGATTGGTTGCTTTGACATATTTTTCTTGCCGGCTGTTAGTATCCAGCGCAATAATATCACCCGGTTCGGTGTCCTCGCCGCGGGGCATCAGCTCCGCGTAGTCGTTGTAGACCGCTTCAAACACTCGTTTTGCATGAATGTCCTCGCTCGCAGTCACCGATCTAAAATGCGCATCTCCCGCAGAGCTGACGTAGTGCGCTGTGCCATTTGCAAAATAGACCGTTCCCGTAAAGGTACCGCCTGTGTTCCGCATAGCGCCAAGAGCACGACACGCATCAGCAGAGGTGCCAGCGCCAGTACCGCCGCGTTCAATCGGCAAATTCCCGCTTGTAATGTCACTTGCCGAATGGCTGTGCTTATCCGCAGCAAATGCGTCCGCGTGCTTTCCGTCCAGCATATCTGCATTGCATCCAGACATACGCCCATACTCAGAAAGCAGCGCCACAATCTGTTCCGCCGTAAAGCTTTCTTTCGGCAATGCTGCGTTTGCCGTACTCTTAACCGCCGAAACATCCGAAATGTTCTGATTTAGCAACACAGACAGAATATAGAACACCATGTTAAACTGTTGACTTGTCGGTTTTCCGTTCAAGCCGCCAACGATTGCGGCCCATCCATTTCGCCAATCGTCAATCGAAATTTCCTGCCGAACGCCCCCAACCGAAAATGCCACCTTGGAATAGTCGGCCAGTTCCGCTCCCGAACGTGCATCCGCCATAGAATCACCCCCTGTTAATTGATTGATTGGGCAAATATTCCTTTACCAAATCCAGCAACTCGCGGATTCAAGTCTGTGAAACCAAATGTCTCTGCGTCTTCAGTTGAGCAGTTAATTCTGACCTTCACTCCAGCAGGATGTACCACCAAGTCATGTGTGCCAAGAATCGCCAGAACCAAATCGGAGAATGGCGCCGAAACTGAAAGGTAAATTGTTGCCGGGATGTCACGTCGCTCACTATAAACGACCTCTGTTGCATCAAAAATAATCATAGTGGCCTCGATTATTTCATCCGGTGTGCAATGACATGAATTAACATAAGCTTTGTACTTCAAGCAAATGCGATAAACATCATCGTTGTCTGCCAATTCGCGGCTTCCAATCATCGTCCCAGCCTGCTGACGAGTAAGGCATACCAACTGGCCGATTCGGTCAAGTAAAACGCCATTGCATATATCAATGTTGTTAATCCACTCAAATCCTTCCAGTGCCGCAGACAAGTACTCATACTCAGGGGCAAATGCCCAAACAACTCCGTCGAGTACAGACATTTTTTCCACTTTAATTGTTTTTTCGTTCAATGTCTCAACTGCCATCGCTTTGCTCCCCGTTTATCGTCTCTTGCAGAACCCATTTTCCCGTAGAGTTCCTTTTATAGACAGCCAGAGGACTAATCACTCTTGCAGTACTCCCCATCGTGCAGTTGTTAGGAAGATTTTTCAAATCTTCCTGTGTATCGCACACATAGTCGCCCAGACAGCTTTCCTCATACGATTCAAGCTGAAATTGCGTTGGGAGCTTGGCATACAGCTCTTTATAGGCTGAAATCATGCTTTTACCACCCGAATTCCATCCATTGTAACAACTGGTTGCTGGCTGATACTGACCGGAACAGCCCCTGTAAGCATAGCACCGTCCTCTACATCTTCAATATCCTGCTTTTCCGAAAGAATTCCTCGAATTTCGATATAATCAATGCCAGACACATTCTCTATAATGGGTCTAATAAACTTTTGCAATCGAATAGGAGATCCCACCAAGAGTTTTTCCGCCATTAGCAGTGACTTGATTCTAGTCTCAAAATCTGCATCCAGTTCATCATTGCTCGTGACCTTAACAGACAGAAGCAAATAGACATCCTTGACACGTGTAAATTCGACATACTGCCGAATTCCATTTATATCTGTAGCATATGCGTAATGACTTCCGTACGCTCGAATTCCACCGGGCTTATTTTTCCAGATAATATCCGAAACATCCTCATCCAAACCACCTTGCACGATTATCTCAATGCAGTGTGGCGGGCGCCCAGCCGCATCTTTCTCGTCGTTGTCATTTTGATAGCCCGCGGCGAATGTCACACCCTCAACATCACTATAAAGCAATGACACAATAGCGTTGACTGTTCCTGTACCGCGGCTTGCCACGCGATTAGTATAACTAGCACGAGCCTCAGAGTCTTTCTGTGTCAATCTGCCCTTTATGGGTGGAATTTCATTTATGCAGGAGTCCCAGCCGTCAACAGAAGTCACGATTTGGTCGATGGTCTTATCTGCCTGCACATAGTTTCCGTATTCGACGCTCTCAAAAAGGATGTTGCTGGTCACGTCAACAACCGTAATGTACCTGCAAAGAGATGCAGAAAAGCTGTCGGCCGCGCCAGAGGCCGACAGCACAATCGTATGCTTTCCCTGTTCATCCGCGGAATCTTCGACTTTGATGCCAAACTTGGTGAGCGCATCGAATTTCTGAAGCTCTGCCAGGATTTTTGTGTAAGCATCACTGTACGAACTCACCGAAAGCTGTTTTGTGATGCTGGCCGACTCGGAATAGCTGCCAACTTCACCCGAAGTCGCATTTCTGGACACGCCAAATTCAAACGTAATCGTTCCACTCACGCTCTCGATTGGTCGGATTCCAATTCTTTTCCAGTTTGCACTTGAAATCGTGGATACGCCTTTGGCTCGGAATTGACGTTGTGGATACGTACTCGACTGAACCAGCGCACCTGCAGGAATTATCGTTCCCTCTCGCCCAGTGCAGGACAACGTATACTTTGTGCGTGCCTGTCCAATGCGGTTGACACCTCCGATCTGCATAGCATTATCCAGTGCAATCCCCTCCGCAGTGTTCGGAAAGAGTTGCTGATAACTTGCCGCAAACGATTCCCACATTTCCGCCGGGGCATCAGAAAAAATTGTAAAAAGCACATTCATAACACTTTGCGGATTCTCGGACGGATTCACTCCAATTTCATCCTCAAATCTCTTAGGTTTTTATACAAGGGTATAATCATAAAACACAACAAAACCGAGCCAACCTACACTAAAACGTCGCTATTTCTTTGTGAAAAGCGACGTTTTTTTATGGGCCGGACAGAGAAAGGAGGGAAAGTTTTTTAGTTAGCCAGGCCGGGAGGTCTGGCTTTTTTCATTTCAAAATAAGGAGGTTAGCGAATGGCAGATGACAAACTGAAAACAGGCCCGGAGTCCCCTGTCCTGGATCACCCTGGCGGGGGCCCTGCTGGGGACGCCCAGGCTGTAACAAAGCCCCCTGTCCCGGAAGAGGTAGAGGGGCCCGCTGCTGGCACCGGCCCGGCACCCCAGCCGGAGCAGTCTGTGATCCCCGGTATGGGCAAGGACGCTCCAGCCCAGCCTGCGCCGCAGGTCGAGGCTGAAAAGACGGGGAAATCCCTCAACCAGGATAAAAAAGTGGAGCCGGAGGAAAAAACGGCAAAGCGCCGGGGCCGTCCCCCAAAGGAACAGGATCACCCCCAGGGCGGCAAAGCGGAAAAGGGGCCGGAGCCCCGCAAGGGCCGCCCGGCCAAGGCTGACAAGGCGGCCCTTGGCAAGTCCCCGGCCCCCGGTGTTCTGGACAAAGTGTCCAGAGGTGGAAAAAAGGACAAGGAAACAGGTTCCGGGGGTGTTGGGCCCGGTGTGAAAGTCCCAAAGGGCAAGCCCGCCCCGGTCAAGGAGGCAGAGGCCCCTACCCCGGAGATCAAGCTGCCGCCCACGCCGGAGGTGCCTCCCCGCCCGGTGGAACAGGGCAAAATCGTCTATTTGAAGCTGTCGGAGCTTCACCCATTCCATACTTTACGGGATCACCCATTCAAGGTGCAGGACGATAAGGCGATGGACGATCTGGTGGGGACGATCAGGGAACACGGCATTATGACCCCGGCCACCGTCCGCCCGGAAAAGGACGGCAAGGGCTATGAGATCATCGCGGGACATCGCCGCTGTCATGGCGGTGAGCGGGCTGGCCTGGACGAGATCCCCTGTATTGTCCGTGAGATGACCGACCTTGAGGCTGTCCGGGAAATGAAGAACAGCAACAAGCAGCGGGGCGACCCTCTCCCCAGCGAATTGGCAAAACTCCTGGATTTGGAGCTGGAGGCCATCAAGCGCCAGGGGGCCCGGCCCAAAAATGACCAGGAGGCGGAGGCCCTGGGTAAGCTCTCGGTGGAGATCGTGGGCAAGGAGCATGATATGAACTATAAAAAGGTGCTCCGTTATGTCCGGCTCAACCATCTTGTGCCGGAGCTTCTGGAAAAGGTAGACACAAAAAATATGGGCTTTATGCCCGCCGTGGAGCTGTCGTATATCAAGCCGGAAAACCAGCGGCTCATCGCCGTGTCTATTGATGGGGAGCAGTCCTCCCCCTCGGTCAAACAGGCAAAGCGGCTCCGGGAGCTCGACCAGGAGGGCCTGCTCAACGGAGATGTGATCGACGGCATTTTAAGCGAAGAAAAAAGGGAGGTTGACAACGTGATCATCAGTACCGACGAACTCAACAAGTATTTCGGCAAGGAAATCACTCCTGCCAAAATGAAAGAACAGATCATGGCCCTGCTGGACGAGTGGAAAGAGAAGCAGCCGCCCGAACTGGCAAAGCCGGAGAAGAAGAACGAGCTCGACAAGTGACCGGCCCCCTGCTTCTGGACACTTTGTCCAGAGGTATGCGCTCCGCGCTTGGGATGGGCTCTGCGGTGATATATCCCCCGTCGCCGGGTTTGACGCCGCACAGCCGGGAGTGGGCCGTCAAGGGGCGGAACGCCCGCCGCTTTTGCGGCGGCTTGCCCTTTACGGTCTGCCCCGGCTGTGCTATTCCCGGCGAGCGGCGGGGGTATATCCTCCAGAGCCGCCCCCTTTCCCTGGATAGGGAAAGGGCGGGGGATAGGGTTGACCCTACCTATATATAAGGAAAAGAAACGGAGGTTTGGATTATGAAACGACCCCTTGCGTATGTGACCGCCGCATGGCGCGGCGGCGAGTGCGAGGTTATGGAGCAGGCGGCTAAATATTGCCGTATTGTCTACGATGCGGGGTATTCCCCCATCTGCCCGATGCTCTATCTGCCGCTGTTCCTCAATGACGCGGTGCCGGAGGAGCATAAAAGCGGTATTGACATGGGGCGCGACCTGCTCCGGCGCTCCCGTGTGCTGGTAGTATGCGGGAGCCATGTCGATGAAGCGGTGAAAAATGACATCGCGGTGGCCCAGCGGCTTGGGATCACCGCCACCACCCTGGACGGCATCCTCACTGTCAAGGGCCAGAGGCGACGCTGATATGGCGGTGATCGAGGCGTATGTCACCAATCTTGGGAAATACAACGAGGGCGAACTGGCAAGCTCACTTCTGAAATTCCCCACCACCAGGGAGGAGGTACAGGAAGTCCTAAAACAAATCGGCATTGACAATATCCGCTATGAGGAGATTTTTATTGCCGACTATGGCGGCGACCTGCCGGAACTCAATGCCTGCCTGGGGAATACGAAAGCATTGACGAGCTCAACCATCTGGCCTGCCTGCTCTCCGAGCTGGACAAAAGCGATTTGGAGAAGTTTGAGGCGGCTGTCGCCAGCGGCGAGCACACCTCCGGCGCGGGCGACCTTATCAACCTTGCGGAAAACCTGGATTGCTACGATTTCTATATCGGCGTGTCCGATGATGAAACCCTGGGCCGTATTTACGCGGAGGACATGGAGATGATCGACATTCCCGAAAACCTGCGGGATTATTTCGATTATGAGGCGTATGGCCGGGATATGCGGATCAATGAGGATGGCAGCTTTGTCAAAGGTGGTTTTTTCCTCCCCAATGGCAGCCAGTTTATTGAATACTACCACGGGCGGGAGGACATTCCCGCCGAACACAAGGTTTTTGCTTACCCGCGGCTCTCCATCCGGGAGCAGATGGCGGCTTACAAAGAAGTCATTGGCCGTTTCCCCCAGGCGGCGGAGCGCCCCAACCCGGAGCAAGGCCATTCAGACCGATAGCGGCACTCCTGGACACTTTGTCCAGAGGTGCTTTTTTCATGGGAAGGAGGGATTTGGCTGGTAGATGAAGATATTTCCAGGCGAACCATAGCGGTATCTATCAAGGCAAGCAAGCTCACGGCGCGGGGGCTTGCCTGTGTGCTGGGAGCGATTGCCCGGAAGATCGCCAAACACCACCGGGCAAAACAGACGCCCCACGGCAGGCAGACGGTGGGGCAGCTCATGGGCCACGGGGCCGCCACCAACAGTATCGAGGTGGAGGCCCCGGCCCTCTTTGACCGGGTGGCCCGGAAATGGAATGTGGACTATGCCTTTTATCAAGTCGCGCCGGATAAACACTTACTGTTCTTCAAGGCGGGGCAGGCCGACGCGATCACAGCCTGTTTCTCCGAATATTCCAAACGGCTGCTAAAGCGCACCAAATCCGCAAAGGCCCCCATCCGGGAGCAGATCAAGGAGGCCGCCGCAGAAGCGGCCCGCCAGCCCGCCCAAAAGCTGGAACGCACAAAGGAGGCGGTGCATGAGGACAGATAGCGTAAAAAAATATGTGATACCAAACATCCCCTATTTGTTTGTGCTGTGGGCCTGCTTGAAGCTGGGGACGGCCTACCGGCTGGCCGCCGGCGCGGATTTACCCCATAAGCTCATGGGCCTGGGGCAGACGGTAGGCCCGGCCTTTGCCGATCTCGCGCCGGGGCTTGATCCCTTTGACTGGCTCATCGGCATTGTGGGCGCGGTGGGCTTCCGGCTGCTGATCTATGTAAAAAGCAAGAACGCCAAAAAATTTCGGCGGGATGAGGAGTACGGATCAGCCCGCTGGGGCTGTCCGAAAGATATAGCCCCTTTCGTCGATCCTGTCTTTGAAAACAATGTCATTCTCACCGGGACGGAGCTTCTCACCATGAACACTCGCCCCCAAAACCCGGCCAACGCCCGCAATCTTAACGCCTGTGTGATCGGTTCGTCCGGCTCCGGCAAAACACGGTTTTGGCTCACCCCGCAGCTTCTCCAGGCCAGCGCAAAGAAAAAGGGCGGGTGCAGCTTTGTGGTGGTCGATCCAAAAGGCGGGGTGCTCTCCCAGGTGGGGGCTTTCCTGCAACGGCGGGGCTATCGGATCAAGGTGTTCAATTCCATTGATTTTTCCCAAAGTATGCACTATAACCCTCTGTCGTATATCCGCAGCGAGGCCGACATCCTAAAGTTTGTCGATACCCTCATAGCCAATACCAAAGGCGAGGGCAAAGAGGGCGACCCATTTTGGACGAAGGCGGAAACGCTTTTGTATTGCGCCCTCATCGCCTATATCATTTTCGAGGGCCCCGCCGAGGATCGGAATATGAATACCCTGGTGGATATGATCTCCGGCATGGAGGTCAAAGAGGACAACGAAAACTTTATGAACGCGGTGGATTATATGTTCAAGGGGCTGGAAAAGCGCAAACCGGATTGCTTTGCGGTGAAGCAGTACAAAAAATACAAATTAGCCAGCGGCAAGACGGCCAAAAGCATTTTGATCTCCTGCGGCTCCCGGCTGGCCCCCTTTGACATCCCCCAGCTCCGGGAGATCATGAGCTATGACGAGCTGGCCCTTGACCGCATCGGGGATCGGAAAACGGCGGTTTTCTTCACCATTTCCGATACCACGCCAACCTACAACTTTCTTGTAGCTCTGGCCTTTTCGCAGATGTTCAATCTGCTGTGCGAGAGGGCGGACAATGTTCACGGGGGCCGCCTGCCCCATCATGTGCGGGTGCTGTGGGACGAGGCGGCCAATACAGGGCAGGTGCCCAATCTGGAAAAGCTGGTGGCCGTTATCCGCTCCCGTGAAATATCGCTGACGCTCTTTTACCAACAGATGGCACAGTGCAAGGCCATTTATGACAAACACGCGGAAACGATCATGGGAAATATGGACAGCGTTGTTTTCCTGGGCGGCAGGGAAAGTTCCACCATTAAGGAGATTTCGGAAAACTGGCTGGGGAAGTCCACGATCTATATGCAGACGGACGGGCGCTCCAAAGGCCAGTCGGAAAGCTACAACCTCAACACCCAGCGACTTGGCCGGGAGCTGATGACCCCCGCCGAGCTTGCTACCATGCCCGGCGACAGGTGCATTTTGCAGCTCCGGGGCCTGCCCCCGTTCTATTCCCCAAAGTACGATTTGAAGCAGCACCCGAACTACAAATATACGGCTGAGGCCGATCAAGTGAAAAACGCCTTTTCCCTTGATAAGCTCATCAACCGCCGCAGGCGGCCTGGGCTGAACGAGGCTTGTGAGGTGTACGAGGCAGACGGGACAGACACAGGGCCCATAGGCGAGGACGAGGACATCCTCAACTATGACGATGTGGATGACCCGGATGCCTATGTATAAATCCTACTTCTGGACAAAGTGTCCAGAGGTCGTAACCTGCCGCCAGAGATGGCGGCTTATTTATTAGGGTTCCCGCAAAATCAAAGATTTTGTGGGAAGAGGAACCGCAACGGAATGAATGACTTTTCGCGCTTGCGCGGAAAGGAATGATATGAAGTTTGCGGTGACGAGGCCGGGAATATCCCCGGAGAAATGGAGGCTCTATGCAGTTTTTTTCTTCCGCGATCGATACTTTGCAGACCCTCGTTGTTGCCCTCGGCGCTGGTCTTGGCGTGTGGGGCGTGGTGAATTTGCTGGAGGGCTACGGATCGGATAATCCTGGCTCCAAAAGCCAGGGCATGAAGCAGCTCATGGCCGGAGGCGGCATTATCCTTTTGGGCACCACGCTGATCCCCCTGCTGTCTGGTTTGTTCTAAGGAGGGATTATGGATTTTCTCACCGACTGGCTCACGGACTGGCTCAAAGAGCTGCTGATTGGCGGGATCATGGGAAACCTGGAGGGGCTCACCGATTACGTCAACGCCCAGGTCGGGGAGATCGCGGTACAAGTGGGGACTACCCCGGCGGCGTGGAACGCCGGGGTTTTCTCCCTTATACGCCAGCTTTCCGAAACGGTGATCTTACCCATCGCCGGGATGGTGCTGACCTTTGTTGCCACCTATGAGCTGATTCAGATGCTTTTGGAAAAAAACAATATGCACGAGTTTGATGTGGCGAATATCTATAAATGGATGTTCAAGACGGCTTGTGCCATTCTCATTCTGTCCAACACCTTTCATATCGTGATGGCGGTGTTCGATGTGTCGCAGTCCGTGATCGCCCAGGCGGGCGGGCTCATCCAGGGCTCCACGGACATCACGCCGGATATGCTGGCGGAGCTGGAAACCACCCTGGAGGGCATGGACTTGGGGCCGCTTCTCGGCCTGTGGCTCCAGTCCTCCATTATCGGTGTGACCATGTGGGCGCTGGGCATTGTCATTTTTGTGTTGGTCTATGGCAGGATGCTGGAAATCTATTTGCTGACCAGCTTGGCCCCTATCCCTATGGCTACCCTGGCCCATCGGGAGGTGGGGCAAACGGGCCAGAATTATCTGCGCTCCCTGTTCGCTGTCGGCTTTCAAGGGATGCTCATTCTGGTGTGCGTTGCCATTTACGCGGTGCTTGTCCAGGGGATCGCCACCAGCGGCGACCCCATTGGGGCCATTTGGGGCATTGTGGGCTACACGGTTTTACTCTGCTTTATGCTGTTTAAGACGGGCGGCATCGCCCAGCGCATCTTCGGGGCGCATTGACGGGAGGTGCTTCAATGGAAAAAACGATATTCGATACCTCTGGACAAAGTGTCCAGAAGTCCCAGGAGGGCCTGTTCCTGCAAGACGGCATCGCGGGGCTGCGGGCGCTGCCCCGTCATTCGGTGGATATGCTGCTGACCGATCCGCCCTACGGCACTACCCGGAACTTTTGGGATGTGCCGCTGTCCCTCCCGGAGCTGTGGGAGGCGGTGAAATGGGCTGTCAAGCCGGAGGGGGCGGTGCTGTTCTTCGCTCAGTGCCCCTATGATAAGGTGCTGGGGGCCTCCAACCTCCCTATGCTCCGCTATGAGTGGGTGTGGTACAAGAGCCGCTGCACAGGTTTTCTCAACGCAAGGCGGGCCCCGCTGAAAAAGACGGAGAATATCCTGGTGTTCTATCAGAAACTTCCCCTTTACAATCCGCAGTTTGAACAGGGCAAGCCTTACAAGCGGAATGTGAAAAACAACGGGGACAGCCCGAACTATGGAAAGTTTGTCCGCTCATCCGGGGGCTCGGAGGACGGGCTTCGTTTTCCGGGGAATGTGCTCACATTCCCCACGGTGCAGCGCACCATCCACCCCACCCAAAAGCCCGTGGAACTGTGCGAGTATTTTATTAAAACCTACACCCGGCCCGGCGAGGTGGTGGCGGACATCTGCGCGGGCTCCGGCACAACGGCGGTGGCCGCCCTCAACACGGGCCGCCGCTTTATTTGTTTTGAAACCGTCCCGGCCTACTACGCTGCCGCCAGTGAGCGCATCCGTGTGGCGCGTTCGGCGGTAGAGTCCGGGGAGAAAGGAGTTTGACTATCGGACGCTATTCTATCATTTATGCCGATCCACCCTGGCGCTACACAGCAAAAAAGATACAGGGGGCGGCGGAAAACCATTACCCCACCATGAGCATATCGGAACTATGCGCGTTGCCTGTGGCCGACCTTGCGGCCAAGGACAGCGCGCTTTTTCTGTGGGCCACGTTCCCGCAGCTCCCGGAGGCCCTGCGGCTGATCCAGGCGTGGGGCTTCACCTATAAATCTGTGGCTTTTGTCTGGCTCAAACAAAACCGCAAGTCCCCCGGCTGGTTTTACGGCCTGGGCTTTTGGACGCGGGGCAACGCGGAGGTCTGCCTGCTGGCGACACGGGGACACCCCAAACGGCAAGCGGCGAATGTCCATCAGTTTATCATTTCCCCTATCCGGGAACACAGCCGCAAACCGGAGGAGGCCCGTGAAAAGATCGTGGCTCTCATGGGCGACCTGCCCAGGGTGGAGCTGTTCGCCAGGCAGTCCCCGCCCGGCTGGGATGTATGGGGCAACGAGGTGGAGCCCACGATCCCGGACTTCTGGACAAAGTGTCCAGAAGCAGCGGGCCAAAAGGAGGTCTTGTGAATGGGCTCACTTTGGGGAGCCTGTTTGACGGCATCGGCGTTTTCCCTCTGGCGGCGTCGCGGTGCGGCATCCGTCCCCTGTGGGCAAGTGAGATCGAGGCCGCCCCGATCTCCATCACCCAGCGGCATTTCCCGGATATGGCCCACCTGGGGGACATCACCAAACTGGACGGCGGGGCCATCCCGCCCGTCCATGTGCTGACCTTTGGCTCCCCCTGTCAAAACCTCTCGCAGATCGGTAATCGCACCGGCCTTGCCGGGGCTAAATCCGGCCTGTTCTTTCACGCGATCCGTATCATTCAAGAAATGAGAAAGGCCACCAATGATCTATATCCAGTTATCTCTATTTGGGAAAACGTCATGGGAGCGTTTTCTTCAAATGACCGGATGGACTTTAGAGCCGTCCTATCCGCTTTCACAGACACCGAAATTCCAATGCCTGCTTCGGGAAGATGGGCAAGCGCCGGAATGGTGCGAGGGGGATGCCCCGATCTCGCATGGCGGCTCTTGGATGCCCAGCACTGGGCAAGGCCCCGGCTGGCCCGACGCCAGCGCGTCTTTCTTGTGGCAGACTTTGGAGGGCGGCGTGCTCCCGAAATATTGTTTAAGCCCCGCCCAATGCTCCCACTTCCTGCGCCTTGCACAGCGGGCGGGCTGCCCGCCCCCGGCGGAGATCGAGGCCCTGTTCTTGAAACAGGGGGGCGCGTACCCATCACAAGACCCTTTCAAGGGTTCCGTATGCGGGGGGCTGCCAAGGAGGGGGAACAAACAGCGTTCCAAAACAGCTTCGGATTTCCAGCAGACCCTTTTCCCACTCTGTTAGCCGGTACTGTGACACCGTTTGCCTTTTGGTACGAGGACGATCCGGCGGGCGGCTGTATTCGTTTTCCCACGGAGCTGGAATGTGAGCGGCTCATGGGCTTGCCGGAGGGGTGGACGAAGTACGGGGCCGACGGCGGGGAGATCAGCGCGTCCCAGCGGTACAGGGCCCTGGGCAACGCCATCGCCCTGCCCTGCGCGGAGTATATCATGGCTGGGATCGCGGAGGCCCTGCGTTAAAATTACCCGTACTTCTGGACACTTTGTCCAGAGGTAGCCGGGCCGGAAAGGAGTGATCAAAATTCCCTATGTGAATGTTCCCAACGATCTATCAAAGGTCAAAACCAAACTTGCCTTTAATCTGACGAAACGCCAGCTTGTGTGCTTCGGCATCGCGGCGGCGGTGGGCGTCCCGTCCTACCTGCTGGCCCGGAGCTCTATCGGCAACACCGGGGCCATGTTTCTTATGATGGCGGTGGCGCTCCCGGCCTTTTTGCTGGCGATGTATGAGAAAGACGGGCTCCCGCTTGAAAAGGTGGTGCGAAACATCATCCGGGCCCGTTTCCTGCGGCCTGGGGTGAGGCCCTACCGAACAGAAAACATCTATGCCCCGTTCACCCATCGGGGCGCTGTGGGAAAGGAGGATGCGATTGCAAAAAGCAGAAAATCAAAAGCGCGGCTCCGGAAAGGCCGCTGACCGGAAAGCTGTTTTGTCCGCCCAGCAGACGATCCCTTATCTGGTGATGCACCCGGACGGGGTATGTCAGCTCCCCGGCGGGCTTTACACAAAAACGGTGGAGTATGAGGACATCAATTATTCCGTGGCAAGCACCGAGGATCAGACGGCCATCTTTGGCGGCTGGAGCTCATTCCTCAATTACTTTGATACCTCTTTGCCGTTCCAGCTCTCCTTTATCAACCGCCGCTCCCGCTCCCGGAACAAATACCGGGTGAATATCCCCCAGGCGGAGGACAGCTTCAACAGTGTCCGGGGCGAGTTCACGGGGATGCTGAAAAATCAGATCGCCCGGTCGAACAACGGGATCGAGCGTTCCAAATATATCACCTTTGGGCTCCCCGCCGAGGGGATCGGGGAGGCCCGGCCCCGGCTGGAGCGCGTGGAGGCCGATGTGACAGGCAACCTCAAACGGCTGGGGGTGCCCTCGGAGCCCCTGGACGGGCGGGCGCGGCTGGCCCTGCTTCACAGCCAGATGCACCCTGGGAACCGGGAGCCGTTCCGCTTCTCCTGGCAGGATATTCCCAAAACAGGGATGGGGACAAAGGACTATATCGCCCCGGACAGCTTCGACTTTAGGCAGTCCCGCCTGTTCCGGGTGGGCCAGTATTGGGGCGCGGCCTCCTATTTGCAGATCATGGCTTCGGAGCTCTCTGACAAGCTCCTGGCGGAGATCCTGGAACTGGACGCAGAGCTGACTGTGACTATGCACATTCAGACGGTGGATCAGCTCAAGGCTATTAAAACGGTAAAAGGCAAGCTGTCCGACATTGGAAAAATGAAAGTGGAGGAACAGCGCAAGGCGGTGCGGGCCGGATATGATCCCGACATCCTGCCACCCGATCTCATTACCTTTTCCAAAGACGCAGCGGAGCTGCTGGCCGATCTGCAATCCCGCAACGAGCGGATGTTCCTCTTGACGTTCACGGTGATCAATATCGCCCCCACCCGCCAACGGTTGGAAAACGATATTTTTACAGTGGGCGGCATCGCACAGAAATATAACTGCGCCTTGAAGCGGCTGGACTGGCAGCAGGAGCAGGGCTTCGTGTCCTCCCTGGCCCTGGGCTATAACGAGGTGGAAATCCAGCGGGGCATGACAACCAGCTCCACGGCCATCTTCATTCCCTTTATGACGCGGGAGCTGCGGATGGCGGGGCCCTCCCTCTATTACGGGATGAACGCCCTTTCCCACAATGTCATCATGGCTGACCGAAAAAAGCTGAAATCCGCCAACGGCCTGTACCTCGGCTCCACCGGATCAGGGAAATCCTTTGCAGCAAAACGGGAGCTTCTAAACGTGTTCCTCACCATCCCCCAGGACAGGATTCTGATCGTAGACCCTATGGGCGAATATGCCCCGCTGGTGCGGCGGCTGGGCGGGCAGGTCATTGAGATCGCCCCCGGCTCCCCCAGCCATATCAACCCTATGGACATCCGGCTGGATATGGACGAGGACGAGAGCCCGCTTTCCATGAAAGCGGATTTTTTGTTGTCCCTGTGCGAGCTGGTGGTGGGCGGTAAGGATGGTTTGCAGCCTATCGAAAAGACGGTGATCGACCGCTGTGTACGGCTCATCTACCGGGATATGGCCCTGGGGATCGGGGACGGCAAGCCGCCCTTGCTCCAGGACTTGTACGAGGAACTTCTGAAACAGCCGGAGCCGGAGGCCCGGCGGGTAGCGACCGCCCTGGAGCTCTACTGCACCGGCTCCCTCAACCTGTTCAACCATTTGACAAACGTGGACTTGACCGCCCGCGTGGTGTGTATCGTGCTGAAAGGGCTGGGAGAAAACCTGCGGAAGATCGCCATGCACATCACCAATGATTTTGTAACTTCGGCGGTCAACGTGAATTTCCACAGCGGTATTTCTACCTGGTGCTACTTTGACGAGTTTCATATTTTGCTCCGGGACGCCCTCACCGCCAGCTACTTTGTAGCCGTGTGGAAGATGCTTCGCAAAAAGGGCTGCGTCCCCTCGGCTTTAACGCAGAACGTCAAAGACTTATTGGCCAGCCGGGAGATCGAGGCCATTCTGGACAACACCGATTTTATGATCCTGCTGGCCCAGGCCCAAAGTGACCGGGCGATTTTGGCAAAGCAGCTCGGCATTTCCGAGCACCAGCTTTCCTACATCACCCACTCTAATTCCGGCGAGGGCCTGCTGTTCTATGGGGATGTGACCATCCCCTTTGTTGACCGTTTCCCCAAGGGGGAGATATATAACCTGCTCACCACCCGCCCGGAGGATTTGAAGAATGAAGCGAAAACCGAATAAACCCAGCCCGGAGGCGGCTCCCCGGCAGGACGCGCCGGAGGGCTCCCCTGACGGGGCCAGGACGGAGGCTACCTCTGGACAAAATGTCCAGAAGTCAAAGTTCCGGCAGAAAAGCAACCAGGAACAGGCCGCCTCGTCAAAGCTCCGCATGGAAAAGCGCGGGGAGAAGCTGGAACAGGCAAAGGATAAGCTGTCCAAACAAAAGCCGCCCAAAAAGCCCGGCCCGGTGAGGCGGGTGGGCCGGGCCGCCGGCGGCGCCGTCCACGGCTTTGTGCATGGAAAGCTCTTTGAGGTGGAGCAGGAGAACGTGGGCACCGAGGGGGCCCACCGCTCCGAGCTGGCGGGTGAAACCGCCCTGCGGCATGGCTCCCGGTTCGTTAAGAAGAAAATCCGGGAACACCCGGCAAAGGCTGTCCAGCGGGCGGAGTCCAAATATATCAAGGCTACGGCGGATCATCATTTCCGCGTGGCCGCCCAGGAGAACCCGGAGCTGAGGCAAAATGCCTGGAAACAGTTTTGGCAGAAACGGCAATACCGCAAGCAGGCGCGGCAGACCGCCAGGGCTGGGGCGGCAAAGGCGGCGAAAAAGACCGCCGCCGCCACGGAAAAGGCCGGGGCCCAGGCGGTAGGCTTTATCAAGCGGCATCCCGTGGGGGTGCTCCTGGCCCTGGCCTGTCTGCTCCTGCTCTTTATCATGCAGTCCTGTTCGTCCTCCCTGGTGATGCTGGGTAACTCCGGCGCGGGTGCCGTGGGCGCTACCACTTACCCCTCAAAGGACGAGGATATTTTGGGGGCCGAGGCCGCCTATGCAGATATGGAGGCGGAGCTGCAAAACTACCTGGACACCTACGAAAGCACCCACGATTATGACGAGTACCACTTTGACCTGGACACCATTGAGCACGATCCCTATGTGCTCATCTCCATCCTCTCTGTGCTCCACGAGGGGGAATGGACGCTTGCCCAGGTGCAGGGCACTTTGCAAATGCTTTTTGACCGCCAGTATATTCTGACGGAGCGTGTGGTGCGGGAAACCCGGTACGACAGCGAGGGCGATCCCTATTCCTGGTATATCTGCTATGTGACGCTGGAAAACAAAACCCTTTCCCACCTTCCCCTGGAGCTTATGGGCGAGGAGGAGCTGGCCCGGTATGCCCTCTATATGTCCTGCCTGGGCAACCGGCCCGACCTGTTCCCGGAGTCCGGGTATGTGGACAAATACACGAAACCGCCCGCCGACTACGATGTGCCGGAGGAATATCTGGACGATGAAACCTTTGCGGCCATTTTGGGCGAGGCGGAAAAATACCTGGGCTATCCCTATGTGTGGGGCGGCAGTTCCCCGGCCACTTCCTTTGACTGCTCCGGCTTCGTGTCCTGGGTGATCAATCACTCCGGCTGGGATGTGGGCCGCCTGGGGGCCCAGGGGCTTTACAACATCTGCACCCCCACCGGCGCACCCCGCCCCGGCGATCTGGTCTTTTTCGAGGGCACCTATGATACAACCGGCGTTTCCCATTGTGGCATCTATGTGGGGGACGGGATGATGATCCATTGTGGCGATCCCATCAGCTACGCGAATTTGAACACAAATTACTGGCAGTCCCATTTCTACGCCTACGGGCGTTTACCATGATTGGAGGTATCTATGGCGGCAAGCAAAAGCCAAAAAATCCAGGCTGAGATCGAAAAGGTCAAGGCCAAAATCAACGAGCAGCAGGCCCGGCTCAAGGAGCTGGAGAAAAATAAGCTGGAGGCCGAAAACAGCGAGATCGTGGACATCGTGCGGGGCCTGAGCATTTCTTTGGAGGAGCTGCCCCTGGTGCTTCAGCAGCTCCGGGAGGGCACCTCTGGACAAAGTGTCCAGAAGTCGGGGCCTGCGGAAAAGGAGGAAAACTGAATATGAAACGATGGAAGTCTTTGACGGCGGCGCTCTGCGCCGCTGTTCTTTTATGCGGATTTACCGCTGTCCCGGCCTATGCCTACGCGGACGGCGGGGCGGGCTCCAATCACGGCGATCCCACAATGGAAACCCCGGCCCCGGAGCCTACCATAGAGCCGGGCCAGGGCTTTTCGGAGGAGGGCGGCTTTGTGACCCGCGACCTGCTCTATGACGAGAACACCAATAAGCAGTTTATCACCGTCCAGACCAGCGGCGGGGCCACCTTCTATCTCGTCATTGACTACGACAAGCCCGTGGACGAGGAGGGCGAACAATATGAAACCTACTTCCTGAACCTGGTGGACGAGGCCGACCTGCTGGCCGCTGTGAAAGCTGCGGGGGTGGAGCTTCCGGCCTGCACCTGCGGGGAAAAGTGCGCTGTGGGCGCCATTGACACGGCCTGCCCGGTTTGCTCCATCAGTATGGCCGACTGCGCCGGGGTGGAGCCGGAGCCTGCGGAAACCGAGGAACCTGCGGAAGAGCCGGAAACAGGCGGCAGCATGGGGACGCTCCTGCTCATCCTGGCGGTGGCCGGGATCGGCGGCGGGGCCGCGTTCTATTTCAAGGTGATCCGGCCCAAACAGCAGCAGGCCGCCGAGCCGGAGGAGGACTACGGCGAGGACTATGAGGACGACGGCCCGCCCTGGGACGAGGACGAGGAAAACAGCGAGGAGGAGGAAAGATGAATTTTACCAATAGTCCCTACGAAAAAATGATGAAGCAGAGGCCCCGGCCCCTGGCCCCCTCCGTCCCCAAAGCGCCCAGGGGCTCCCGGTGCTCCGGGTGCCCCTACTGGCGGGGGATCGGCTGTGTGTCCTGCTACCGGGAACTTTTGAAAGCCCCTGCCGGGAGGTGATGGGGTGGCCCGCGAACTGACCCGCAAGGAAAAATCCGCTATCCGCGCCCTGGTGGTGAAGTGGTGCGCCAACTATGACAAGGAATATGGGTGCCTGCCGCTGGAGTGCGAATGTTATATGTTCGGCAAATGCTGGACGGGGGCCTATTGCCGCTACTTCCGGGAGGCCGTCCTGCCCCTTGACCCGGCGCTAGAGGCCGCCCTGCTGACTGAGGGGCCCAGGCCGGAGTTTAAGCCCTGCCCCATCTGCGGCGGGGCCGTCCCCGTGGATGGGCGCATGGCCTACTGCTCCGAGTCCTGCGCCCGGATCGCCCTGCGGCGGCAAAAGCGGGAGTATATGCGGAAAAGACGGAGGTGATGTGTGGAAAATTAGGCCCCGGAAAACCCGCTGATCACAAGGCTTTCCGGGGCCGGTTTTGGGGCGGGCCGTATGTTTCTATGTCCCGCCCCCGCTTTGTCAAAATGCTTTCCACATCTATCCCCGCTGCTTCTGGACACTTTGTCCAGAGGTGATGGCACATTTAAGAGGAGGTGTTATTCTGGAAGAAAATCAAGGCTATGTGATCCGCCGCACGATCCTGTTTGATAATAAATGCGGCTTTGTATTGGGGGAAGACCCCAAGGCCCCGAACCCCTATGTGACATGGCAATTTAACGAGCAGGACGGACACCGCGACTATTTTTGGGGCCACTACCATAACGAGCCGGACATGGCGGAGCGCGACTTGCACAACCGGGCTGAGGACTATCAGCGGCGCTATCATGTGTTTGAGGTGGAACAGGCCCCGGACAAGGAAACATACAAATACTACTCTACCCAGCGGCCTATCGACATGGGCACCTATCCCAAAAGCTATTTCAACCGGCCTGTCCACATGGACATCTATTTTAACCGCCAGCAGGTGCAGGGTGAGGCGTTCCAGGCGTGGGGGGCCATCACCTATGCCCAGCCGTTGACTGAGCAGGAAATGCGGGATTATGAGCTGCGGCCCTCCCGTGAAAATCTGGATATTCGGCGGCAGATGGATGCCCAGGCCCAGGTCGTGGGCAAATGGGAGGATGCCCACCACGCCCCGGAGCAAAAACGGCTGACATGGTTTTATCCCGACTTCGGCAGCTATGTGGTAAAAGAGTATGTCACCCCGGAGCAGTTGTCTATTCGCGCCCGTGGGGTGGAGCGTCAAGCAGCGGCTAAGGCCCACAAGCAGGAAAAGGGCAAACAACCGATTGCCGAACAGCTCAAGGCCGCCCAGCGGGAGGCCCAGGAGCACCAGGGGCCGGAGGCCCCAAAAAAGAAAGCCCCCGACAGGGGCGAGCGTTAG